CTGTTCCGCCTGTTAGTGTGTTGCTGTTGTAGTCAATGATGCCGCCTTCTAGTATAACGCCGGCCATCTGTAATGGAGGTAGCATTTTAGCGTTAGCACCGTCATAGATTTCACGAGTCTGTTTAATCATCTGACGCTCTTTTAACAAGTTGTCAAGGCCAACACGTTCAACAACTGTGAACCATTGACGATTGCCAACTTCTTGTAAACTTTTCATTAGGTATGCTTCTGCACCCTGTGTAACTGCTGTAGAGAACAAGCTGAGTGTTGAACTTGGTTTACGCTGTCCTGTTAGGTCTTTAAATCCATACACTGCTACTGTTACTGCTGGGCCTGCTGGTGCGGGCACATTGGCAAAACTCTTGTTGATAGTGTTTGAAACTGTGGCTTCTTCTTTGATTTTTGTGTTACCCAATGGGCGTACTGTTGAGCAGCCTGCTAGAGCTACTACGGCTAGTGTGATTAAGGATAGTTTGATTGCGTTCATATGTTCTCCTTAAAAACTAAAACTGGCAATTGGAACTACTACTGTAGTCACTGTGCCTTTGGCATCCACCACTGTTAGTGTGACTTTGTCATTGGCTTTTGCCCAAGTAACTGTATTACCATCTAGGGCAAAAGTTCCAGTTGTTGGATTGACACAACCAGGAATTGCTGTGCCATCTGCGGCACTACATTTGTTTGTGAATAGGTTGTTGCTTAACTGTGTGGCCAGTTGAGCATATATTTGACTTTGAAACAGACTCATAAATCTATTCAAAGGAGTGTTTAGCAGTTCTGCTTCTGCTTTGGCAATGGCAGCTTTTTTGTCTGCTTCGATAGCGTCTTTACGTGACTTTTCAATACTGTCAATCGTCAAGACGTGGCTGCTGAATCCAATGCCGCTAAAGGCTGGATTTTTAAATTGTTGTACTAGCTCTGCTTGCGACACTGTCGCAATCGCACTTAGACTTAGTGATACTAAGATTTTTTTCATCGGTTCGCTCCCGGTTACAAAAGTATTTAACCGAAAGCTGCGATAGATTAAACTCTACTATTAAAGGATAATTAAAATGTATGCCATTGCCATATAGCATACTTGATGGGCTAGTTGATCTAGGCCAAACTGGTTCCAAAACAATGGTTTAGTATTGTCCTTACAACCGTATTTTACTTTTGTGTAATCGATTGTGTAATGTAGTATACCTTCTACGAACACGATAGGAATGATTAACTGAGCATTAATTGGAAATAATATTGCGAAAACCAGTAAGGCAACCAACGAGCACCAGATATGATCCATAGTATGACTTATGCCGATCGGGTCTAACCACACGCCTTTTTTGATAGTTTGCATGTAGGTTTGAATCTTAAAATCAGCGTACCAGTGCTTGATTTGTAGCAGGGTTAAAAGTGCTAGTATTTCCATGTGTTTTTATTTATTAAAACACAGAGGGAGATTTTAGTAAAAAAGGCCAGTTATTAGCTCGAAATTATACTAGCGTTATAGGATGGTGTTGGAGTTTGTTGGGCATCGTTCCAGTTGAATCCACTTGTGATTACAACTGTACCGTTTTGGATTTTATCTAAGAAATCTGTAGGATCGCCACCTGATCCACGCATAATTGTATAATCTAGTGTAGTAGTGTTTAAAAACATAATATTTTCAACACCGTCTTCTAAATGGTAACTTACGAAAGAAATAGCAGTTACAGCTTTGTTCATTTCTTCAAAATTAACAGACTTACCGTTCCTAGCAATAGCTTTTCCTATCATACCTTCTGGAGAATCTATACCTAGTTCTTCCATGTGCTGTTTAACAGCGCCCCAGTTGTTTACAATAGACTTCATCGTGTTAAGAAACAAACCAACTGTTTCTGCACGTGTGCTGTGCGGTAGTACTTCGTTGTTTAACGCATCGAAGCCTTTCTTATTCCAGTTATACTTTGACGCAGTTTTACCCGATGAAAGGTTAACCATGTTCGAACTGTACTGTTTAGACTTAACCGAAACAGGATTGCCTTTTTTATCTGTATTTTGGAATGTAGCAGTGGGAGGAGCGTTCTTTTGTATAAGTTCATCGATAACTTGACTCCAGATTTTCCAACCTGTTGTTGCTTTACCAATGCCCTTACTATTCAAACGGCCACCGTTCTTTTTACCTGCTTTAATCTCATACATCTCGCCATTGATTTCCAAGTCGCCGTGCGTTTCGGCTTTTCTAGTTGGGCTACCCATCATAGAAAGAGCCATTTCACCAGGACCTACAGCGCCGGATGTTGTACCTGGACTGTATTCAAAGATATTGTTTTCAGGTCTTGTAAACAAGTCGAACACATCAGCCCATTGGCCATTTAATGCGTCGCGGATGTTTCCGCGATCTTGTCCAACTACTGCTGTCATGTCGATAACTTTCTTATCAACACATGCTTTTAAGAAGTTTTTAATTTGATCAGGTGTTACGCTTGTTTCACGCTTGTTAGCCATTTCAATGATTAAGCCAAACAATGCTTGTCTTAGTGTACTAGTAAACTGCTGTGCGTTAACGATTTTTTTCTTTTGTGCAGCTTTTAACGAGCTAGTATCGATGCTATCGATAGTTTCACTATAGCCTTGTACACGATCACCTAATACTGTTAAGTAGCCAGCAATGTCTTTTAAGAACTTGTCGGCTTCTTCTTTTTGCTTCTTGTATAAGTCACGCTCTTCGACTGCCGCTTTAAAGCCTTTAAAAGTAGCTGTAGCACTTTCTAACTGTTGATTAGCAAACTGTAATCCGCGATCACGTAATTGTGTTTCTTTTGGTGTTTCGGGCTCAACTGATTCTAAGTAACGAATTTCTTCTTTGATAGTTTCTAAGTTGGCTTTGGCTGCTTCTAACTGATCTGGAAAATGATATTCGCGTCTTCTGTTATATTTTACACCTTCTGTTACAGGCGCTTCTGGAGCAATCGGTGACACTGCTTGGGCAGGTTGTACTGAAGCAGGCACTGGTTGTACTGGGGCAGGAGCAGGCACTGGGGCAGGAGCAGGCGCTGGAGCAGACTGAGCCAGAGTAGACTTTGCCCTAAAGTATTCTGTAAACTTGCCAATACCATCAATAATCTTTTCTAGCGTATCGTTAAATTTAACTAGTCGCTGTCCGTCTTCTTCGGGTATTTTGTCAGTTACTGAAGTTAACAAGTTTACAGTATGTAAAGCATTGTTTGCTGTTAGTCGAGGGTCTGCGGCAGCTTCGTAAAGGTTGGTGATTTTAAATTCGCGAAATCTCATAGTTTAATATTTAGCGAATTTCAGGGAACAAGCAGTCCTGAATGAACACTTTTACATCTTCTTCGTTTAGCCCTAGACTAGCCATAACTTTAGGAGTATGCGGATTCTGCTTTTGATTCTGTGCGTAGAAGTTCTGTGCGTCTTTAGTGCTTTCCACAGTATTATTAGTTTCTGACACAGTGGCAAGGTAATGATTTAAATTCTTACGTGCCATGGCAAGAATCTGAGTTAGCTCTTCGCCTTCGCTTACATTGCCTGCTGCCACCATGTGTTTGGTAAAAATACGTTGTGCCCAATCGGGTAATGGGCGTGGCTTGTTCCATTCTAGCTTGCTAGATTCATGTTCGAACCAGTCAATCATAGGATGGGCTGGATCTCCGGCGGGACTGAAATCATGAAAACAACCGGTAATTTTATTCTTACCTGCTACTACATCAAAGCCAAATATTGGTGCTGGATTGTGTAAGTGCGGAAACACACAGCAATGCATCATCCAAAGACCCCGAGTGTCTCTAGCATCTACTATGTCAATGTGCGCTCTACGGTAACTGTCGCTTTCCCACACCAAGTTAACCCACCCTGGTTTGTTAAAACGATCCATATTTTTTTCATGTAATAACCAGCCGCTGTTGTGAAAGGCTATTTCGAAATATTCTTGTACATCTACAAGTGTGTTCCAAACTTGACTCATAATTCTGTGTTCAACGCTTTCATCAGTTTGATAGCCCACTCGAAAGCCACTCGAGCTTCATCGCCCAGGTCATCTGTGAGTTCTGCTCTAATTGCTGCCTTAAGAGCTTCTGAATCTTTAAACTGATAAAATCTGCCTTGTCCTGGAACTTTTTTAGCAATTATTTGTCCGCCAAACAAATCGCCCATGTGTCTACAGTACAGGTGAGCCTTGACTAGATGTTTACGATCACTGTAGTTGAGTGCTAGTAAATATTGATAGTAATCAATAGTTGCGGGCAACCATTTAAGTTGATGGTTGGGTCCGACTAGTTCAATACAATCTTGATAAATTTTATGTGCTCGTTCAATGTCGGGTAAGTTTTTTAACATACCCTGGCTATTTGCAGCTACCTCAATGCCGTTATAAACAAGTGTCATTTGCCAAAGATAATTGGCGTATTCTTCTGTTGAAATACTGCCTGTAACTAATTTTTTGGCAAACAGCGTTCGTTCTGCGTCCGTGTGTAAATCTTTTGTTATGTCTCGTAAGCTCATTCTTCCTCCATCTTTATTTGAAGCGGAAAACCGTTGCTTCTTGCGAGTTGTGTTGACTCTACTGCTTTTGCTTCAGCAATTTCAAAACTGTACACACCAGCAACGCCGCTGCCTGTATTATGTACCTCTATTGTGATTCCTTTAGCAGTTTCCTGAGTGTGCTTGAAGATATCTGTAAGTATACCCACAACAAAATCCATGGGTGTTGTTTCGTCATTTAGTAGTAATACTTTCCAACGTTTAGGTTCATGAATTTTCTGTTTGATTTTTTCATCAATTTGAATTTCGGTAGTTGACATAATATTCTCCAAAAGTGGGAGAGAACAACTCCCCCGGTTTTATATTTACTTGATTTCGATTCTACGAGGCTTAAGAGCTTCTGGTACAAGACGGTGTATGTCAATTTGTAACATACCGTGTTCTACTTTGGCGCCGCGAACTTCCATATACTCAGCAAGAGTAAATGTCTGTTCAAAGTCACGAGCTGCCAATCCACGATGTAAGTACTCAACTCCAGCATCTGCGTTGGGTCGATTTTTAATACCACGAATTGTTAATTGGTCCTGATCCACTTCTACAGTAACTTCTTCTTTATTGAAGCCTGCCACTGCAACTTCAATAGCATACGTATCGTCGCTATATTTTACAATATTGTGCGGAGGATAGTTACCATTTTGGTGATGTGTCGCACTGAAGTAGCGATCAAATCCTACTAGTGCTCTACTTAGTTGGGCAAGGTCTGCCGCGTTGATAGTTCTTAGCTGTGTCATAATAATCTCCTTTGATAAGCAAGAATGAATGAGGGCCTTGTTATAAGCGCCCTCGTTTGGTTTTAATTAAGCCTTGTCTTTGACTTCGGTAAACTCTGCGTCTACAATGTTGTCATCGTTGGGCTTGGGTTGGCTGTCAGCTTGTTCAGCTTTGGCCTTGGCTTCCATTACTGGCATGCCCGCAGTGAATAAATCGCTTGTGGCCTTTTGAATGGCTTCAGCGTCATCACCTTGTTTAGCATCCTCTACAGCTTTAATAGCATCTTCGATAGCAGTCTTCTGCTCGTTGGTCAACGAGCTTTCAACTTCTTTCATATCAGTGCGTAGGCTGTGTACAGATGCTTCCGCTTGGTTACGTGCCTCAATGAGTCCACGTTGTTTCTTGTCAGCTTCAGCGTTAACTTCTGCTTCCTGAACCATGCGTTCGATTTCTTCCTTGGTAAGTCCACTATCACTCTTGATAGTGATTTTGTTTTCCTTGCCTGTGTTCTTGTCCTTGGCGCTGACATGCATGATACCGTTGGCGTCGATGTCGATAGTGACTTCAATTTGCGGTTGTCCTCTACGGCTAGGAGCGATGCCTTCTAGGTTGAACTCACCTAACATTTTATTGTATTGGAACAGTTCACGTTCACCCTGTGCTACCTTGATAGTAACAGCTGGTTGATTGTCTTCTGCTGTACTGAATGTTTGACTAGCTTTGGTTGGAATAGTTGTGTTCTTGTTAATCAACTTGGTAAACACGCCACCCATTGTTTCAATACCCAAGCTCAATGGCGTAACGTCTAACAATAACACGTCAGTGCGGTCGCCTGCTAGTACACTGCCTTGAATGGCTGCGCCTGCGGCAACTGCTTCGTCTGGGTTAACATCACGACGTGGTGCTTTGCCAAACAGTTTCTCAACTGTTTCTTGTACCTTAGGCATACGTGTCATACCACCAACAAGAATAACTTCATCAATGTCAGAGGCTGTGACGCCTGCGTCACTCATAGCTATCTTACATGGCTTAACACTACGCTCGATGAGTTCTTCAACTAGACTTTCTAGTTTAGCACGATTGATCATGATGTTCATGTGCATCGGGCCGCCGGCATTGGCAGTAATGTATGGAAGATTAACAGCCGTTTGTTGTGTGCTAGACAATTCAATCTTGGCTTTTTCAGCTGACTCTTTCAAACGCTGTAATGCCAACACATCAGTCTTAAGATCCACACCTGTATCTTTCTTGAACTCGTCAACAAGGAAGTCCATGATACGTTGGTCGAAGTCTTCACCGCCTAGGAATGTATCGCCGTTAGTGCTTAATACTTCGATCTGTTTGTCGCCATCTACTTCCGCAATCTCAATGATTGATACATCGAATGTACCGCCACCAAGGTCGTAAACAGCAATTTTCCTATCTTTTTTATCAGACTTATCAACACCATAACTAAGAGCTGCCGCAGTAGGCTCGTTGATAATACGCAGTACTTCCAAGCCTGCGATTCGGCCAGCATCTTTAGTTGCCTGACGTTGACTGTCGTTAAAGTACGCAGGAACTGTGATAACGGCTTGAGTAACTTCATGTCCTAAATAGTCCTCGGCTGTCTTCTTCATCTTGCGAAGAACTTCAGCACTAATTTGTGGAGGTGCAAGTTGCTCTCCATTTGCTTCGACCCAAGCATCGCCATTGGCTGCTTCTGTAATCTTATAAGGCATAAGCCCTATGTCTTTTTGTACTGCTTCTTCTTTGAACTTTCGTCCAATGAGACGCTTGGCAGCATAAATTGTGTTTTTGGGGTTTGTAACTGCTTGACGCTTTGCGCTTGCGCCTACTAGAATTTCATTGTTAGCATAAGCAACAATACTTGGTGTAGTACGTGCGCCTTCGCTATTTTCAATTACTTTTGTAACACCGTTTTCAATAACGGCTACGCATGAATTTGTGGTACCTAAATCGATACCGATGACTTTGCTCATAATTTTCTCCTTATATTAAGCAAGAATTTGTAGACCCTCGCGGCGTTCTACAAATTTATTTATCTCAGATATTCTCTAAATTAAAGATATTGGACCATTTTTTTAGCTTGTCTATTTTAGCTAATTTTGCGGATTCTAAACTGTCTAAGTCCACAATCTGCATATCCACTAAAATGTCAATCATAGCCAATAAATCGCCAAGTTCTTCTTCTAAGTGTTGGCAATTAGTTTTAGGCTTGCCTGGCTTTAAATTATCCAGTCCAAATCTATGACACTTGCTAACTGCTTGAATTACTTCCGCACATTCTTCTGAAAGAATGTTCATTGCTTCGCGTTCACGTTCGTTCATAATTACCTTTGATTTGCAAATGGTGAAATCATTTTACCGTTGTACATTGTACTGCCGCGTAATTTTTGAAATATGTGTTGTACACCAACTGCTTGATTCCAAGCATCCTCTAGTGCGTGATGTTTTAGTACTGGTGGACGTTCTGGATCAATACCCAAGTCGAACAATGTGCGAGTATCGCGTACTTCCCAGAAACTCCAAGGAATTGCCCTGCCCACTTTTCTAAAAATGTGCTCGCACATCACAACGTCAAATGCGGACCCATGACTCCAAACACGTTTTGCGCCCCAACAAAATTTATACAGTTGAGCCATTGCTTCCACAATGTCAATTCTATCCGCTGGGTCGAATGCTTCGTCTTGTGCTTCTTTACTTTGCTGTGCCCACCAAGCAATAGTGTCGTCGTTGGTAACTAGCCCAATCCTATCGCAACTATCAAGGTCAACTCTACAGTAAAATTTTACACATTTAGGATCTGACAATTCGTCTCCAAACGGATCAAATTTTACTGCGCCTATTGTGAGAATGGAAGCATCTGGAGTAGTTGCCAATGTCTCTAAGTCAATCATAATGTCTGTTAGTGCCATAAGTTCTTTCTTTAAAAGTAACTTACATTATAACAGACACTGTGCTGAAATGTCAATACATTTTCTTAGGTAATTCTTGTTCTCTGAGCTTCTTGGCCCAACGACTTTTGGCTGCGGCAGCTTTGCGCTTGCGAGCAGTCGTTGGCTTTTCGTAGAACTCTTTCTTTTGAAGATCTTTTAGCTTGCCGCTATCTTCAATTTTATTTTTGAACTTTCTTAAAGCACGGCCGACATCGTCGCCATCTTTAAGAAACACTGTCGAGCCATATAATTTTACCACGTTATTTTCCTTCATTGTCTTCCTCTTCTGAGTCTTCCTCGTCTTCTCCATTGGATTCTAAAATTTCCAATATCCAATCTAAATTATAGATTCTATTTCTACTAATTAAATTCCAGGGTGTTATTTCATCGCTGGTCATATAATAAGAATTGGGTTGCGCCAACATAAAGCTAACGAAGCTTTTTGTTATTTCGTCGCAGTTGTCAACATCAATGATAACAAAGTCTGCGTGTTGACTAGCATTTAACATCCAAGCAATGTCCGCTTCTTCTGTATCATAAACATACACATTGATATCATCGTCTACGGCACTTAACAAAGTTTGAAATTGCATCTTCAACTTGGTGCTGGGTTTTACCAACAAGTAACCGGGGTTCAAATTAAATAAATTATCCGGCGGTGTTATTAGATTGATTTTTCCTAAGTTCATAAATCCTACTTACAAATTGTTCAAGTTTTTCTGATGTATAATTATTAAATTTTGGTCCTTTTATATTCGTTTCTTCAACAAATTTACTCAATTCCAAATCTATAGTTTTGTCTACTACCAATGTTTCAAATACATTGTTACCATACAGCTTATATAGTTCATCCGCAGGTCTAAATCCTGTTCTATTGATTAGTTTTGACCACAAAGTATCATGTCCTTGTTCTTCATTTTGAACATATTCGGTTAATTTTTGATCTTGACTATCTGCTGTTCCCCTTGCTTGATCATGTAGCTCTTTTTTTTTGATTCTTCTTCTAACTCAGGTAGTATTTGGTATGTTGGTTCATCAACTTTAACTTCCGAGCTATCAACTGTAGTAGGTGTTATATCTTCATAATTTGCTAAAAATTCAAAATCGTCTTCTTTCTTTTCAACTTTTGGTTTATGAACCATAGGTTTTAGATCTTTGAAATGACTAAATGGTTCATGAAGATAGGCATGTTTGCTGATATCAAATTCAGATTTTATTTCCTCAACAGGAGGCTTACTCATTTCTTTTAACTGTTCGATTTGCTCGTCAGTTAACGGACCGTCATCGGGTTCGTAAGCGGGCGCAAGTTGTTCTTTTTGTTGCCTCAACCAACCAAATGTCATCTGTGCGGCTAGCAACATGATAACTGCCAATGGATCGAACACAATAACAATTAAAATAATTACCCAAGTGACTGCTTTTTCTAATAATCCTTCGTTGGTCTCACCATAGATGAAGGCGGCAATGTATTTGATAGGTCCTACTTCTGCTTCGACCTTGCGTACTTCTGCGCGAATAGGTGCGGCTTCGTCATTAAGTTTAGCAATAAGCTTCTGGTTGGTTTCAATGTCTTTGGCCAACGCACTGCGATCACGAGACTGAGCCTTGCGTATTGAAACCGCTTTGTCCGCACCTTTTTCATCTGAACTGCGGCCCATGACTTGGTCAACTGCCTCATCCATTTGTTTGAGTTGCTTGCGGTTGGTTTCAATATTTTCTCGTGCTGTTTTAATTTTTTCATCATAGATAGCAATCTTGCTTTGAACATCACCGCTTACTAAGTTTTGATCATTGTGTGCTTTAGAGAGGAATCCAAAAATGCCCATACTGGTGATTAGCATGAGAATAGCCACAGCGGATATCATGTAATACTTCATGTAAGCAGGAGCACGTTCCCAATTGGCTTTTAACCAGCTGGCGCATACTAGTTTACCTACTTCAAGTGCTGACCCCATGACAATGATAGGAATCACTGCCGCTGAAAAGATAGCGGTCAAACCTATTACCGAATAATAGATTGCGACCGCTGAAATGGTGAGACCAGTAAGTAATAATAACCAAGCAAGAATCATGTATTACAATTCAGTGCCGTTGATTGCAGCAACAGATATGTCATCATAAACGTCACCATCTGTGTCTGGACGATTGATTGTTATGCTTGGTTGATAGCCATTAGTGTTGGCAAATGAATACGTATTATGTGTACGAGTATATCCAGCTGTGCCGCCACGTTGAACACCCTGACCCACTAGATAACGTATTGCTTTTGCTGTATTATCAATAGTAACTGCAACACCTGTGGTAGGAGCAAATGTTGTAGCAATTTTTTGAACTGCGCCTAGTACAAAATCGTCTCTATCGTATTTTACACTAAACGCAATGGCAGTAGGAATATTGTTGGCATCTGTGAGACCCGCACTGGTTACTTCCACATCGAGAATTTGAGCATCAGAATGTTTAGTAAGCTCTTCGAGAATGGCTTGCCAACGCATGTTGCCGCGACTTAGTCTTTGACCATTAGCATCGCTACTGGGCAATGTTGTATAGCTGTCCCAGTTGTATGGGTTCACAGCGCCGTTTGCTGGGCTGGCTGCTGTCCAAGTGGCAGTGCCGCCACTCATTGTGATTACCACACGATAAAAATCTGGTGATAGTTGGTTTATGTCTTGTTGAAATCCTGAGGCCATTTTGAGCTTCCTATTTTATTCTAGTATTTATCAATGAAAGTCCAAGTCTGTCTATTATTGTCCAAACAGGCAGTGTCCTGAAACGATCTGTACGACGAATTTATACGTACATAACTATAAATCCGTCTACATACACCTGCGCCGCCAGGCCAAGTGTAGGCAATTTTTACTTGACCAGCTGTATCAGCTTGATCATTGTGCCAAGAGACTAGCTCTCCATTGTCTAAGTTATTTAACGCATGATACACAGAAGTTCTATGAGTATGTATATCTGTTTTAGACAATGAGTTGCCGAACCAACGATCCGCCAATGTGGCAATCACATTGGAAGTTTCAAAAGCAGGGCTTTGTGCGTTGGCTGTGTTAAGGGCTAACAGTAGGCACAATTTCCCAAGTACCATCCCATTTTTTACACGCATAATTACGCCTTTCAACTGGTTTACCATTTAAGTTCATTACATACCTGTACTCGCCGCAATCGCTGGCAATGCCGGTACGCTTCATTACTACACGTTCGATTGGATCATCTGAACAGCTAACTATAGTTTTACTGGCAACAGATGCCCCGTTGTCAACTTCAATAGTTTTACTAGTATGACAGAATTGACTTACTTGTTTGGGCGGTGTGCTACCGCATCCAGATAAACCAATTGCTGCCATTAATACAATTAGATATTTCACTGCTTTTTGACCTTGGATTCAGCAATCAATTGATCAAAGATTGCTTTGGGCATTTCCAAACGCACAAACGTATGATGCTTCCCGTTCATGGTAAAGTGTGCGGTTTCTGTACGGAGGTGCTCGCGTATGGTAGTATCCTTTACCACATAGGAAATCTTAGTGTACGTACTCTTTCGGTCGTTGTCGAATTTAATTTCGGTAACTGAGTTTACTTCACTGTTAATTCGTTTGGCAAAGTTGTTCATGGCGATGGCATACATCTGCTCTTCAGCGGCCTGTGCGTAAGTGCTTTCGCCGCCACCGCAGGCATTGGCAAATTCTTTCTTCCACCAGAAGTAGCCTTTAACTGAACTTTGCTGACAGTCTTGATACCAATCAGGTACTGCGTAGGACTTGCGTTCTTCAACAGTTTTCATGCCTGAACAGGCAGTGAGTGCCGCAACGATAGGTACTAGGATAAGTTTTTTCATTTTGCCATCTCCTGACTTTGCGTTTTAATTGTGTCAACGCCTCTATCGAACATTTTAGCGATGCCGCTAAAGCCCACGGTGGCGAGCACCATTCCAAAAACAATACAAATAATGTATTTCATACTAACCTTTCTGTGTGTGTAAAAATAAAGCCTCTGAGTACATAGTATACTACAAAGGCTTGGTGTGGTCAAGTCTTTTGGTTATTTAAAAAATATCAAAACCATCAAGACTGATTGGATAATAAATCCAACTCCAATTGTGATAATATTCAGCATGTCTTTTTGAACTGCGGCTTTGACAAACAATAGAGTCAGTCCCGTCCATGCTAATAGAATCAAATCAGCACCTGGCATCTTGTCTGTTAGTCCAGTCATTACAGCCAGCAAGCTGGGAATGGTTGCGGCATGAATGGCAATAACAGCCAACCATCCTAATGTTTCTGCTGACACATGAGCAAACTTTTCACGAACGAATGTGCTAACTTTTTCAATATCGAAATCCATGATTATTCCTTATAAAAGATGTGACGACCAATTTTACCAACTACGGGTTTACCCCAGCCTGGATTAACGTAGTCGGCATGAAAGTACATGGCCTTCTTCATTGTGTCCAAACGGAATCCTTCTAATAGAACTTTTTTGGCAACTTCATAACTTTCATTATACATTGCTGTGTTCTTAATAATTGCTTTGCCGCCATTTTGGCAGTACCAACTAAATTGGCACACAACCTTTTCCATGAATATATTTTTTTGGTAGACAACTCCGCAAATATCTTTTGGGAATCTACCACTTTCACTTCTGTTTATGGTTACTTGTGCCACAGCCACTTTACCCTCAAAAGGTTCGCCGCCTGCTTCGTGATACACATTTTTAGCTAGGCAATCTAGCTGGCGTTCTCTGTCTTTGGCTGTTATGATTTCTGTAGAAGCCATGGCTTCTTTATCTTCCAAATACGAGAATTTTCGCATTGTCACGGTTTGTATCAAACTTGCTATAAGCATGAAGCTGATAACAAAGATACCGAATCGTATCATTTTTTCCATATATTTCTCCTTGAGTAAGTAGTTATCCTCGGCAGATGCCAAGTTATCTACGCATTTTGCTAATGTCAATAGCTTCTTCGTCACTAAACACCGGCACCGCATTGCTCTTATGCATGGTTGCGATACCTTTTACCTTAGTCCCAGTATAGACATTTGGTGTTTTTAGGGTTGCGTTACCGCCAGTATCTACACTTTTGAGATGTGCGGTAGTGTTGCGGCCTGCTGGTATGGTCAACGAGTAATTGCCACTTAGTGGTTCAGCGGCTAGTGCTCGTTTGCGTTTCTTTTCTTCTAGTTCAACGCCCCAGCGTTTTTGAAGTTCTTTCCAATCTTTATCCAATTGTTCGCTTTTCCGTTTTGCTTCTGCGCTGGCAAATTTTACTTTGCCTTTCTTCTTGCCACTGGTACTGAGCCACGGGCCTTCTAAATGCATTGTCATATTCGTTACCAAAAGTTAAACATAGTCTATAGTATACTACATATAGACAACAGTGTCAACTAAATTGGTTTAGATTCTAAATGACTCGCCGCAACCGCAACGATCCTTTTCATTTGGATTGACAAAGTCAAATCCTTCATTGAGCCCATTACGAACCCAATCCATAGTCAAACCATTTAGATATACTATACTTTTGGCATCTACCAATACCACAAAGTCAGTTTGGGCATAGTTAGTAACACCTGCTTCGGCTGTGTATTCGTCTACATATTCTAACACATAGGCTAGTCCACTACATCCAGTAGTCTTTACACCAATACGAATGCCCACACCCTTGCCACGCTTTTCCAGATTTTGTTTAATCCGTTTACTTGCTGTGTCGGTTACGGTAATCATTTACGGCCGCTTTGATAGCATCTTCTGCTAGGATACTACAGTGTATCTTAACTGGGGGTAAGGCTAGTTCTTCAGCAATTTCCGAATTACTAAGTTTGATAGCATCATCAAGATGCATTCCTTTAACCATCTCGGTGACAAGACTTGAGCTGGCGATTGCTGAACCACATCCATATGTCTTGAAACGAGCATCTCTAATAATGCCATCACTGTCAACCTTTATCTGTAATTTCATTACGTCGCCGCAAGCAGGTGCACCAACCATACCAGTACCAATATCAGGATCACTCTTGTCAAAAGATCCGACATTCCGGGGATTTTCATAGTGATCAATCACCTTTTCTGAATAAGCCATACTACCTCCTATTGGATATTGTATTTATGCTATTATTTTGGTTCTTTACGTGCGTTCTTAACTGCGGTAACATCATTGCGTGTTTCTTTACACAGCTTGGCTAGCTCTTGTAAATGCTTACGAACTCTAGTACCTGCGGCACCGACTTCTTTATCGTAAAACTTTTCGAAATCGCTTTCCATTGCTTCTACGATTGCTGTGAACTCTGAATATTTGTTTGACATATTAGTCTCCTTGTTTAATAGTTATTACCAGTGCTTAATTGTGTTGGCAATTATGAAACAACAGGTAACGGTGTGTATTATAACCCAAAATGTTTTTAGGAATAATGCGATGCGGGCTTCACGTAGAGTCAAAATTGGAATATCTGGACGATCCTCGTCCGTTTGACCCATTAAGTGACCCGTTGCTCTTGCCCAAATTTTTTCTAAACTGTTCATCGAGTGACCAATTCGTGGATTTCTTTCCAGTTTTTCACAATGCGATATTTTGTATTTTTATGCTCCATGTTGTGACCGTGTTCCATCAGATAACTACGTAGTCCCAAGTTGGCGCCTACAAGTGCGTTATCAACTTTGTCTTCTATCCAAATGTAGCCTGAGCCTTTGTACTCTGCCAGTGCCTCATCTTTGTCAGCACCAGTATCTAAAAACACAAAACGATCAAAGGCTGTGTTGCCAAACAACTTTCGCAAATTCATTTTGCGAAGTTCTTGTGCGTTTTCATCTTTGCTTAGGCTAGTGATACAATGGAACACATATCCATGTTCTTCATGTAGTCGTTTAACATAGTACATGGCATCTCTTAGAGCAGGCAAGAAGCCAATGGCTGCTGATTCGTTAAAGACTTTGATTAGTTTTTTGCCCTGCTCCATGTCAATACCATAGCGTTTGCCAATATTGTATTTGAGAGGTTCTTGGAGTGTGAAGCCGTGTTGCTCCATCCATACATTGAAAGCATATTCCCAATCGAGAAGTACGCCATCTGCATCAGTGAGTATGATCTTATTTTTCATACTCTAACTATAACAGAATTTTGTTTGTAGGTCAAATTAATTGGCAAACACGTTGCCTGAACCGCTAGCTGGATGGCCACATGTGGCAGGATCGCCGGCTCGACAAACTGCTATGCCGTTGGCAAATACATTGCCGCTGCCAGCAGCCATTACAGGACTTCTATGTGGGCCGCGGCCGTGGCCTGCTACTGCATCGCCGACTCGTGCTACAGGACTACCATTGGCAAACACATTACCCGAGCCTTGAATAATGGCTCCACCGGCTGCGTCCGTGCCTGCGTTTCTTGCTATCCCAGGCATGTTAAAACTCCTTGGAAATATTATTTTTGATCAACTCTGAAAGACGTCTTACTTCTATCAACGCTTGAGCGACTTGTTCAGGAGTTGCTGTGGCTCCTGTAGATTCTAGAATCTTGGCCTGTTCTATCATCATTCGATATATTGAAACTAATCCAAATACTTCGTACGGTCCAATAAAATGTATGCCGGGACCTTCGCCTAGCTCTTTCATTTTCTTTTGATAAGTTTCAATGGCTGTTAGTTTACTAGCAATGGTGGTAGTGTTAGTGGCCATTGTTGTTGAGTTAGTGGCCATTGTGCCAAGGCTAGTTGCTATCAACAATAACGTTGCCGCCGTGGCAGTAGTGTCGATGTCGATGTCAGCCAACTCTTCTCTAACTTGATTTAGATATGTTGATATGTTACCGTAAACACTGCCATAGTCGTATGTGGGCGGTGCTGCAGGTGCAGGCTCAAATAAGTAAGCAGCCATTATGGTATCTCCTTTCCTTCTACACGGATACTAAAATTACTAGGGCTATAAAGGTAAATTCCTTCACCAGTTTTCACTAAAACATCATTGAGAATAAATGTTCCTTTGGATGCCAAAGGAAAGTCGTATAGTATAGATTCCGATTCGCTAGGGCTACTATTTGAAATGCCTAATCGAAAATTTCCGCTTGAGTTACTTCTATTTGTAATATAGATATTACATTGTGTATCTGCGGCCAAGGCCGCATCCACTAGCGTAAACGTATTAGCAGTACCAGTGTTGATAGCAAGTGTTTTAGAAATAAAGGGCATATAATATTTATGCTAGGGCAATACCAGTGGTGCTTTCAATAAACTGCTTGGCAAACTGTTCATCAGTTCCTTCAGCTACTGTAACAGTGGATTTGGCCAATTTGATTTCTCTATCAGGACTAACTGTAAACAGGTAGGGCATCAAACCAGGGCCTTTTGGGCCCATGCCAATAACTTGAGGGTTCTTTAACTTGTAATACATTGGGCCGTCTTCCACTAACTTGGCCACGATTTCTTCTCCACTGGTCAGTTTAAGTGTGACTACTTCGCCTTCTGTTACGCCTTTTGAAATTAACATATTATACCTTTTCTAAATGTTGTTTGAGTTCTGTAAATCCGCCGATTAATTGTTCGTCAATAAAAATCTGCGGAACTGTTCGTGCTGAGGGCACTGCTTCTAATAATTCTTCTCGAGTAAACCCATCTCCAATTTTCTTCTCTTCAATGATGTATCCTCGTTGTTTTAACAGTGCCTTAGCTTGATCGCAGTAAGGGCAATGATACTTACTCCATACAGTTGCTTTCATTATGCTCGCTCCACTTCCACAATGATACCTGCGCCTGCAAGCTCTTGAGCCACTTGTTCGATAGCTGAACAAAACTCGTCGTCAGCCAGCATCAAATCTGCTCCGTCTTTTTCTTTAACCAGTTTACTTAATTTAAGTACAACTACTTCTTCGTGTAATTTTGCCATTTTAATTTCCTTTTATTTTTATAATGCTGGTAGCGCATCATAGTCGATGCCTTCTCCCATGACTCCAATAACATAGTTAGTGCTTTCGTTTTCTTGTAAGGCTGTTTGCTTCTTGCTAGTATCACTATGTTTGTTGAACCAAGGAATCGGTGTGCTCTTAGGAGCAGGACTTTGATATTTGATACCAATATCTTTAAGTGCGCCAACTGCTGTGTAGTCTACAAAGTCTTTAAGAATGTTAGCGTTAAGACCAATAACTGGACCTTTGTTAAACAAATAGTCCGCCCACTGTTTTTCTTCACGTATCACATCTAGATATAACGCATACACTTCGCGTTCACATTCTTTTGCGGCGGTGGTGAAACGAGAGTCTTCTTTGACCACTTGATTGATGATGTACGCTGTCCAGCCTTTGTGTAACAGTTCGTCTTGTAGAATCAAACTGATAATATTTCCGTTACCAATAAAGATCTTGTTCTCAACCATGGCCAAGCTGGTGGCAAATGAAACCATGAAGCGAAATGCTTCTAATGCGTAGCTGGCGTGTAGGGCCATGTAAACTGCTCTAACATGTTCTTGTTCAATGACTGCTTGGCCCAATTCTTTTTGACAGTTAATCTTGTGTAATTCATCATAGTACTTGCCCACACTACTTGCCATGTCTACAATTTCTTTAGTGTCATGAATTGTGTTAAACACATCCTTGGGTACATTGTAGATGTTGCGAATGATATGACTGTAGCTTTTGCTGTGAATGTTAGTTTCAAAAAAGCCCCAGTTGTACATCAACGCTTCAAGTTCGGGCAGTGAACACACAGGAGTAAACACCTGTGTTGGCCCTCTACCTTGCAAACTATCAAGTGCTGTTTGACGTAGTAGGTTGCTAGTAAAAATATGTTTAACGGCATCACTTGCATCCTTAAAATCGTTTGCGTCTTTGCTAAGACTAATCTCTTCGGGTTGCCAAAAGAATCCACGGGCAGTACTATCAAAGTCCGCAATCTTTTTATATTTTACTTCTTCGAATCGTTGGATAGTAACAGGACCTGCTGGATCTAGAAACATTTTACGATTAAGGTAGTCTGTTTTTGTTGATAAGTTATATTGTGCTTTACTCATTTAATATTTTCCTGATGCAAGTACTATCTTGCAAATGTGTTCTAATCTTTCTATATGCTCGTATGCTCGCCACGGTGTTGTATCGATAGCAACAACTCCGTGTCCTTTAATACCAACTATGTCGTAGGCAATATTTCCACGGTCATCCAATTCTAACCGATAATGGCATTGATCCGCAAGCTCTTGGCTGATGGGTTTTACATCACCTACATTTGGTGCTACTTTAGTATAACGATTGAGTTCTGGAAACGCTGAACTGACTGTGCTCAAATCAATTCCGGCATGCATGGCCGCAATACAGTAAGTGGGGTGAACGTGTACTACTACACGAACTTCACCGGTGTGCTGTCCCATTTCTTTTTGTAGGCCAAAGTGTAAGGGTAGTTCTCCACTGGGCTTTAAGTTGGCACTGATTTCAGTATAGGGTAGTTCTTTGCTCGCATGATAAGGACGAGGAGGTTGGTCATAGTATCCTGTCTCAATGCCAATCTTTTTAAACTGGTCTGGTTGTAGAGTCTGCTTACGCACACCACTGGGTGTGATGTAAAAGTGGTCACGGTCATGATGTCGTATGCTTACGTTACCATCACGACTGGTAATCCAATTACGCTTGTAAGCGTCTACCATTATGTCACATATAGTTTCTAACACTTATTCATGTCCTCTGTGAATTAATTGATTAACCATATTGAGATCAAACTCCAACTTAGAAATTTGATCTCGTGCCTGTTGATACTCTATGCTATGAACATCACCGTCATTGGTAACAATGTTCAAATACATATTTGAGGCACGGTCGTGCGCTTCTTTGAGATCGCGTTCTAATAATACTCTTCTATCTTTTAACATATCGATTCCTTAGAGCTTGCAAGATTCACAGTCTTCTTCGTCATCAAAGTTAATAGGCTCTAACATTGTTGGCGCAATTTCAGCAGCCATCTTACTGCCTGCTTTGTTAATCAAACTATAGTAGAAAGTTTTTAAGCCCCACATGTGTGACTGCATTAAATTCTTAGCAATCAACGTAGTTGGCACTTTGCGATCCGCGAAGTGCGCTGGGTTGTAGAATGTGTTAGTGCTGATTGATTGGTCCACATAGGCTGCGATCACCGCACTAGTCTTTAAATAGCCTTCACAATCTTTTTGTTCCCACATGAGTTGATATTTGTTCTTTAACTTATGGTACTCAGGTACAACCTGTACAAATGATCCTGCCTTACTTTCTTTAACGCTAATCAAGCTCATGGGCATTTCTATGCCATTGGTGCTGTTAATGACAACACTTGAGCTTTCAACTGGAGCAACTGCCATTTGAGTAGCATTACGAACACCATGTTCTTTCATTTGACCACGTAGTGTTTCCCAATCTAGTTCCGGAGCAAAGTCTGTTAGTTCATTAGCACCTTTAGCACGAGTCTCCCATGGGAAGGTTCCTTTACCATATCTTGTGTGGTCGCTGCCTTCACAACGACCACGTTCCTTGGCCAGTTCAACTGACGCTTCAGTTAGATAGAACGCTTGATGTTCCATCCACGATTTAACTTCAGCTAACGAATCTTTCTCTCCATACTTCAAACTACGTTTGGCATGCCAGTAGGCTAGATTAGTAATACCAATACCCAGGGGGCGAATTTCATCATTGCTCAACTTACTTTGAATACTCAGGAAGTCCTGGTAATCAAGGATATTGTTAAGACTGCGGTGAAGTATACGGCAAGCCCTACGCATATCTTCTGGATTACGGAAAGCTCCCCAGTTAATACTACCCAACGTGCATAAAGCAATGCGACCATCAGCATCATCGAGACGTTTAAAAGACTTAGTAGGTAATAGGATTTCACAGCAAAGGTTACTCTGGTAAATTGTATGATACTCTGGATCAAAAGGTCCTTGGTTCATGACGTTGTCAATGAACACTAGATAGATACGTCCTGTATCTGTACGTTCTTTTAAGATGCCACTCTTGAATACTTCTTCAGCACTCATTGTTTTCTTACGAAGTCCTGATTGCTTTTCGTACTTAACATACAGCTCTTCGAATCGTTCAGTATTTTGATAGAACGCTTCGTACAAGTCTGGCACTTCGTTAGGATCAAAGAATGTTATTTGTTCTTTGTTTTTAAATCGTCTCCAGAAGAAAGCACTAAGCACAACCCCATAATCCATATGACGGACTCGGGTTTCTTCTGTTCCTTGGTTGTTCTTAAGTACAATAAGATCATCAAACTGATGATGCCAAATAGGATAAAATACAGTAGCACTTGCATTACGAATACCTCC